CTCATTTATTCAAACATTGAGACATCCGATGTTAAGCTTATGAAAGCCAACAGACTCCCTAGCAAACTCTATGGTTCTCATTCTCTTAAAGCCTATGGTTACCGCTTAGGTGAACTTAAAGGTACTTACGGAGAACAGGAGAACGCTTGGGATGAATACAGTGAACAGATGGCTGACTACTGTGAGCAGGACGTAAGAGTTACCGTTAAGCTCTTTGAAAAGATGTTAGACAAAGGTTATCCTTGGATGGCCTGTGAGTTGGAACATCAGATTGCATGGATTATGGCTAGACAGGAACGCAATGGCTTCTGCTTCGATAAAGACAAAGCTGTTGAACTCTATGCTGAACTTGCAGGTAAACGTCAGGAGCTTGAAGACAAACTCTCTGGGCTCTTTGGTACTTTGAGAATCCATATGGGTCAAAAGGTATATAAGAGAGATAATCCCTCAAAAGGTATCAAAGCAGGTGTTCCTGTGGACATCTACAAGGATGTAGCTTTTAATCCCAACTCCAGACAGCATATCGCAAGAGTCCTTATGGAGAGAGGATGGGAGCCCACTGAGTTCACACCCTCAGGTCAGCCAAAGGTTGATGAATCTACTCTTGAACCTGCAAAGGACATTGAAGGAGTCAAGGAGATTCTGGAGTATCTCTTGGTTAACAAAAGAATTGCGCAGTTGGCTGAAGGAGACAATGCGTGGTTAAAACTTATGAAGGAACATAAAGATGGAACTTTTTACTTGCATGGTGCTGTCAATCCTAATGGGGCTGTTACTGGGAGAGCTACTCACAGCTTCCCTAATATGGCTCAAGTTCCCGCGGCACGAAGCCCTTACGGAAAGGAATGTAGGTCTTTATTTAGAGCGCCTGAAGGATGGTATGAGGTCGGTGTGGATGCTTGTGGTCTGGAGCTTCGTTGTCTTAGCCACTATTTATATAAGTGGGATTCTGGTAATTACGCTCACGAGATATTAAACGGGGACATCCATACAGCTAATCAGAAGGCCGCAGGATTACCTACACGTGACAACGCAAAGACGTTTATTTACGGATTTATGTACGGAGCAGGTGATGCTAAGATCGGAGAGATCGTAGGAGGTACAGCTAAAGAAGGAAAAGAGCTTAAAGCTAAGTTCCTTAAAGCTATCCCTGCTATTGCTAACTTAAGAGAGGGCCTTGAAAATGAACTGGTTGAATCGAGTTCTTGGCAGGGAGGAACTCAGATTGTTTCTTGGAGACGTAAGAAACATCCTTGGAACAATGGGCTTCCTAGCACTCGTTGCCTTATTGGGCTTGACGGTAGGTTACTTCATGTGCGGTCCGTGCACTCGGCCTTAAACGTCCTGTTGCAATCAGCAGGTGCTCTTGTATGTAAAAAATGGGTAGTCGAATGGCACACACAGATGTCCAAAAAGTACTCCCATAAAGATTTCTTCATCAGCGCATGGGTACACGATGAGTGTCAGTTCATGTGTAGAACTAAGGAGATTGCGGATGACTGCGTGCGTATTGCTCAGGAAGCCATGCGTGAAACACAAAGATTCTTCGGCTTCAACTGTCAGCTCGACACAGAAGGAAAAGTCGGGCGCAACTGGTTTGAAACCCATTGATCAACACAAAACTAAAACTTTATTTGACTTACTTTTAGAACTTAAATTGGAGAGAGAAACCAAATGAATCATTATCTTGAAACACTTCTTTATGTATTCCTCAAACAGCCCAAACTTCAGGCTGACTATTCCCGTTACAACGCCAAGATTTTAGCTGAAGCTTGCTCCCGTGGTCACATCACTAGTGTAGTCGCAGGGGAGGCTCACAACCGTTGGTACACCACGGCTAAAGGCGTTGAGATGCTCCGTGAGTACTATTGTCTTAAGTAAAATCTACACTAATATAATAAAGGTTAACTTATAATAAAATCCACATTATAGGAGAAAACATTAAGTTAACCTTATATAACTAAAGGATAACTAAAGGATAACTAATGGAAACTAAAGAAAATATTATTATTGACGAACTTGAGTACTTCCCTAATGTTCCCAAGGAATTGTTGGACAGACTCAAGGAAGACTTTGACATTCGAAAGATGCTTAAGTATCGTCCTGACGTGGAATATCTCAAGGGTGTACAAGCAGTGCTTGATTACCTTGAAGAGAAACACGAGTCTAACAAACGGATTAATGAAGAGTAAGAACGAGGGGAATAACAATGGGTTCTATGTTTAAAGCTAAGACTGTTGACTATGAAGCGCCTGCTCAGGCAGTGGACAACCCTGTAGTTGAGCCTGAAGCTCCTGTTATGGGTGCATCTGCTCAGGAATCGACAGAACAGAAAGCTAAGAAAGGTAAGAAGGGCTTAAAGATTGAACTTGATAAGTCCGCTAAAGGCTCGGCCGTAGGTGTCGGAGCTAACGTAGTATAAAACGAATTTATTAACACTATGACAACTTGGAAAATTCCTAGAAGATTTGGCGTAGACAATGAACTTTATGCTTACAAATGTGAGCCTACTGATAATCTCGACTGGCTGATAGCTAGAGCTGAGGCGAGGTTAATGGATAACCTTGATGAGAAATCTCTATTAGCAACAGGTAATCCGGAGGAGATTATGGAGTACATTAAGCAAAACCCTGAGGCGGCTCTTATTGAGTTCAGGGATGAGTTTGACATCGAAAGGGGTGTTGCTGTGTTCTCCGTAGCTCCTTGTTGGTACAACCAGAAAATCAAAGCCATACAGGAAGAGTTAACAGTTGGTTTTACTTCTGGGTTTACCGAGATCGTAGTACAGTTCATGGAAGAGGTAGCAAGGATTAACAAGGATATTAACCTTATATGTGCGGCTGTAGCCAATCATAATGTATCCGACAAGGTTACTCATGTCTACCAGAAACATGGATTCAAAACTTTTAACACATTTTATAAACAGGTTAAGGAGCTTGACTAATGGCTAAAGCAGAAAACAATAAGCCAGAAGAAGGTGCTAAGACCTTGTATGACAGGTTGACTCAGGAACGAGACAACTACACACAGAGAGCTGAAAAGAATGCTACGTATACCATCCCTCAGTTGTTCCCTAAGGAATCTGATGATGGGGGTACGTCTTATGAAAGTCCTTACAACAGCGTAGGAGCTAGAGGACTTAACAATCTGGCTAGTAAACTTCTGCTTGCACTGCTTCCTCCGAGTCAGCCCTTCTTCAGACTTGGGCTTGACCCTGAGAGTAACGAAGCGTTGAAGAACTCTGGAGACGACCAGTTACAGCAACAGATTAACTACTCTCTGGCTATGATGGAACAGGCCATGATTAAGTACATGGAAGCCAACTCCATCAGACCTACACTGTTTGAGATTATCAAGCAGTTGCTCATATCAGGTAACGCACTGCTCTTCCTACCTCCTCTTGAAGGTGGTATGAGAGCTTACACGTTAAGAAACTATGTTGTCCAGAGAGATACCATAGGCAATGTCATTCAGATTGTAGCCAAAGATACCCTTGCAAGAGGGACTTTGCCTCCTGCCTTACAGACTAACATGGAGTCTAGCGGGGATGAACAACTGGATGAAAAAGTTGATATTTACACTCATATATATCTTGTTAGAGCTGACACTCTTGAAGGTAGTACTTGGGAAAGCTATCAGGAAATTGAAGGTGAGGTAGTTGCAGGTTCTGAACAAAGTTACCCTTATGGTAAATGCCCTTGGATTCCTGTAAGATTCTCTAAGAAAGATGGTGAGTCCTATGGTCGTTCCTTTGTTGAGGACTACATTGGTGACTTGATTTCACTTGAGAACTTAACCAACAGCATTGTGGATATGTCCATGATTTCTGCTAAGGTTCTGTTCCTTGTGTCCCCTCAGTGTCAAACTAACATCAGAGCTTTGGCTAAGGCTGACAACGGAGCTTTCGTAAGAGGACGTCAGGAAGACATTGTGCCTATGCAGTTAGGTAAGTCTCAGGACATGTCCACGGTTCTTACCACAGCTCAGGCTATTGAACAAAGACTGAGTTTTGCATTCCTGTTGAACTCTGCTGTACAACGGAGCGCAGAGAGGGTTAACTATAGCTCTCTTTAAATTCTATTAATTCGGTGAAACTCTCTATTATAACTAGAGACAATACCGAGCTTATTAGGTGTTTAACTATGAGAAATGCCAGATTAAATGATTATTTACCTTTTGAGTGTGTACATGAATACCGTATTTATGAAGACGGAAGAGTACACAACGAGACTAATGGAAAGTGGTTAAGAGGTACTTCTGTTACTAAGAACAACCGATATGTTAAAATTCATATTGGAGCTGATGAAGTATCTAAATTCATCCCCTTACATAGACTCGTAGCTCAAATATTTGTCCCTAATCCTAACAACTTACCTCAAGTTAATCACATTGATGGTAACCGTTACAATAACTCAGCGTCTAACCTTGAATGGTGTACAGCTAAGCACAACATTAATCATTGTTGGGCTAACGGTATGCACATGGTTCAGCATGGGGAGATTAACGGTTGGTCAAGGTTGACTAACGATGAGGCTAAGTGGATATATTCTTTTAAAGATTCTGGACTTACTCCTACTCAGTTTAAGAACAGATATAAGTTCTATAAAGTAAGTAGGACAGTAATATCCAGTATCTGGAAAGGAAACAGTTGGGCAAGAGTAACTGGTCATATTAAATCTAAATAAGTGTAACGACTAGTCGAAAGACGTAGGGTACAAGTGTACTCGAAATGTAGAAGCCTTTAGGCAAGAGATAGTCTGATCTTATGGGTGACCATAAGTGTGGAGTAACGACCCACGTAACACAAATGAACAGCTACAGAAATTCAATATGTCGCAAATGAACTTGAAGCAACTCTTGGCGGAGTATACAGTCTCCTCAGTAATGAACTTCAGTTACCTTTGGTCGCCTGTGTGTTTAACCAGATGCAGAGCCAACAGTTATTACCTGAGTTCGACAATAACCTCGCAGAGATTGAACCCACAATTATCACAGGGGTTGACGCTCTTGGTCGAGGACAAGAGTTAATTAACCTACAACAGGCTATTCAGATGATGAGTGCCTTCCCTGAGTTCATGCAAGCCCTTAATGTTGGTAACCTTGCAATGAGAATCTTTGAGGCTTCTCACATTGATACCACAGGTCTTGTTAAGACTCCTGAACAGTTGGCTCAGGAACAACAGGCTCAGATGCAACAGTATGCAGAACAAACAGCAGTAGATGCAGGAGCTCAGATGGCAGTAAATGAAGCTCAGGCTCAGCAACAGATGTAAACTTGGAGAGATAACTTTTAATTATGGATGAACAAGTAGCACCGACCACAACGGTAGAAAATGTGGATGTACAGATCAGCAACACTCAGCAGTATGACTTTTATGATGAAAACGCAGATAACACTATGCTCTCCAATGAGGGACAGATTGAAGGAACTGGAGAACAACCTGAAGCTAGTCCTGAGACTCCTGAAGCAGGTAGTGAAGCAAGTCAGACTGAATCTGCTGAAACAACTGAACAACTGACAGAACAGATCGCTAAAAACAACAGCACAATTAAAGCTGTCAACAAAGACCTTAAGGCTAAGGGTGTTGACTTCAACGCTGTAATCAAAGAGTACGAAGAGTTTGGTGGACTCTCTGGTGAAACCATGGCTAACCTTGGTAAAGCAGGTTATCCTAAAGAGGTGATCCAGACGTTCATTGACTCCAGAAACATGTTGGCTGAAAAGTTCACACAGGCTGTCTATCAGAGAGCAGGTGGTGAACAAGAGTTTAAACGGATTACTCAGTGGGCAGGACAGAATCTTCCTGAGTCCACAGTTACAGCCTTTAATAAAGCTATCGACTCGGACAACCTTGAGATGATCGGTCTCATGATTGACGGTATGAAGAGCCGCATGGTTGCAAAACACGGAACTCGCAACCCGTCTGTCATTGGGTCTGGTGCAAGTCCGACTGCGGATAACAAAGGGTTTGAATCTAAGGACGCTATGATTAAGGCAATGTCTGACCCGAGATACGGAAAAGATTCAGCTTATATGCGAGAGATTGAGCAGAAGATGCTCCACACTCGCTTCTAATTTTTTAACTAATTAAATATTTAACTTTTATAAGGAATAATAAATGGCTTCTTTGCTTAATACTGGTATTTCCAATCCTGGTCAGAACCTGAGTTCTGGAGATCGTGATGCGCTCTTTATGAAGATGTTCTCTGGTGAAGTCCTTACGGCTTTCACTCGTACGTCTGTCATGATGCCTCGTCACATGGTTCGCACTATCCCCCACGGTAAATCTGCAAGTTTTCCCGTTATGGGCAGAACCAACGCTAAGTACCTTGCCGCAGGTGACTCTCTGGACGATCAGCGTACCAAGATGGAAAACACGGAGAAGGTCATTACGATTGACGGACTCCTGACTGCTGACTGCCTCATCACTGACATTGATGATGCAATGAACCACTTTGACGTTCGCACTGAGTATTCCCGCCAGTTGGGTGAGGCTCTTGCTCAGAGTGCTGACTGTGCTATCATTAACGAGCTTGCCAACACTGGTGTTATGGGCGAAAACATCCCGACCAATGACACGCTCAAGAACGAAGGCACGGGTAAAGCTTACCAGTTCGTCACTGGGTTGTCTGAAGCTACGACCGTTGAGTACGGCAACAAGCTTCTTGAAGGTCTCATTAATGCTCGTGCTCAGTTCACCAAGAACTGGGTTCCGCAGGGTGACCGTTACTTCCTGACTTCTCCTGAAGGCTTCTCGGCTATCTGCCGTGCTCTTATGCCTGATGCGGCTAACTTTGCGGCTATCTTCGATCCGACCACGGGTAAACTGAAGAACGTTTGTGGTTTCGAAATTGTTGAAACTCCGAACTTCCTCAATGCAGGTGTTGATGGTAAACATGCTCTTAACTCTAAGATTTCTGCCGCGGGTCTTGAAGGTATCGCCTTCCATCGTTCTGCTGTCGGTACGGTCAAACTGAAAGACCTCGCTATGGAACGTGCACGTCGAGCTGAATATCAGGCTGACCAGATCATCGCTAAGTACTCTATGGGTCACGGTGGTCTTCGTCCTGAAGCAGTTGGTCTCTTCGTTAAATCTGCTATCTCGGCCTAATTGTATGAGTGACTATAGAAAGAAATATAGTCACGTCTACTTTATGCAACTCAACAAGTGGGGCAAAGACCTCACTGTTGAGGAAGCTGAGAACCTTGGGTTGATCCCTAAGACTGTGGAAGAACCCAAGGTAACCAGAGGCAGACGAAAGAAAGCAGAGGTGACAACAAATGATAATAACACCACAAACTGAGCTTGATGCTGTCAATGAAATCCTGTCAGTAATTGGTTCTATGCCAGTTGATACACTGGACGGACAACAGGATGTTGACACCATTAACGCACAACGAGTTTTACAAAGTGTCTCCCGTGAAGTTCAATCACGAGGTTGGTACTTTAATACTTTAACAACATACACACTCACGCCTGACACTTACACAGGTCTGATACCATATCCTAACAGCTACCTTAAGGTTTTTGCTGATGGTTATCAGCTAGTAAGAAAGTCAGGCTATTTTTTCGACTTGATTACAGATACTAATGTGTTCAGTGACGGTCTCACTGTAGATGAACTTGTAAAAGAAATTGAGTTTGAGAACCTTCCTGAAGCCTTTAAGTATTACATTACGGTAAGAGCTTCAAGAATCTTTCAAGCCAGATACCTTACATCTCAGGAGATTGACCAACACTTACAGATCGAAGAGAACAATGCGTACACTCAGATTATAGACTTTGATTTACAATCTGCTAACTACAATATCTTCGATGATGACCAGACCATTAGTCAGAACATTCAGAGGAGCTAAAGTATGGCACTGGTTACACAAGTTATTCCATCGTTTAACGGCGGTGTGTCTCAACAACCTGACAGATCTAGGTTCATCAACCAGTTGTCAGAACAGGTTAACGGACTTTCAAATGACGTTGAGGGACTTCAAAAGAGACCTCCTAGTGTCTACCTGAGTTACATCAACGAGTATGCTTCCACTTGTTCTGACGCTAAGTTTCACTTCATTAACAGAGACTCTAATGAAAAGTACATTATGATGTTGAAAAAGAATTCAACTAATATTGTCATTAGAGGAGTTGACGGTGTTACAGCAGGGACAGCTTACAGCAGTTTTTCTTATTTAAACACAAGTAATCCAAAAGAAGACATCAGGTGTGTAACCATTGCTGACTATACGTTAATCTTAAATAAGAAGATTAAACCTGCCATGAAGTCAAGTCTTTCTGTAACAACAAATGACGGATGGGCTTTGATTTATTGTAAAGGTGCTAACTACGGTAAATCTTATGGTATCTGGATTAACGGTAGTTTTATTGCAGGTGTGAAGATGCCTGATGGTTCTACAACACAGGATGCCAGACTTACTACAGCTTATCGTGTAGCTAAAACACTTTACGATTTACTTAGTGATTCAAACATATCAGCAGGTTATTACAGCAACTGGTACCAAATTGCTGACCAAGAAGTAACAGGTGATTGTAAGACACTTCAACGTGCCAGAAGCACTACAAGCATGTCAAACTATACTTACCAAATGTTAGGTGACTCAGTGATTGCCATTAGATATTCAGATGGCAGAGCTACACCTCCTAATGTTACTGTAAAGGATGGGGCAGGTAACACTAACATGTATGTACTCAGAGGTTCAACAACCAGTACCTCTAAGTTACCCCCTGAAGCACCTAATGGGTGTGTTATTAAAGTACAGTCTGAGAAAGGTTCAGACGATTCTGTATACTACTTGAAATATGACTCTACACTCGGTAACTGGGTCGAAACACTTAAAGGTGGTATTAAGTATGCTATTGACCCTAGCACTATGCCACACGCACTTGTACGAAACTCTGACGGATCATTTACAGTCAAACAAATGTCTTGGACAGATAGAAAAGTCGGTGATGAAACTACTAATTCAGAACCTTCCTTCATAGGAAAACAGGTTAACGATATTTTCTTCTTCAGAAACAGACTTGGGTTTGTAGCTGATGAAAATGTAATATTAAGTGTTTCAAGCGACTTCTTTAACTTCTGGTTCAACTCAAGTGCTACTGTAGTTGACACAGACCCTATTGACGTATCTTTAAGTTCCAATAAGGTTGCTGTAATTACTGATGTAATACCGTTCAACAAAGAGCTGTTCCTGTTCTCTCATGAAGGTCAGTTTGTGCTACATTCACAGGGAGCTATGTCTCCTGCTACTGTTGCTATTGACCAAGTAACAGCATTCAGATATTCTAAGAGTGCTAAGCCTATTACATTGGGTCAGTCTTTGTTCTACATCACGGAGCATACAGCCAGTAGCTCTCTTATGAGATACTATATGTCTCAGGATATTTCAGAGGCTATGGACTCAGAAGATGTAACAGCACATTGTCCTGAGTACATGCCCACAGGAATCTCTTTTATGACTGGTTCTACTTCAGAGAACATTGTGGTTATGGGAACAGGTACTGATGCAAACTTATATGTCTTTAAGTATCTCATGAATGACTCAAAGGTAATCCAACAGTCTGTATCTAAATGGACTCTTGGTACTCCGGTTCAAACCATCCGTCACGCTGAGTTTGTTGACTCTAATTTGTACGTATGGATTGACAGAGGTTACTTTATAACACTTGAGAAAATCTCTTTCACTAGTAACAGACTTGACTTCTCGGATGAACCTTACAGAGTTCTTATGGACGGAAAGCGTGAAGTAACTAAGGATGTAACTTACGACAAGTTCCTTGATAAGTCAACCATTACACTTCCCGTAACTATTCTTAAAGATGAAACAGTTTGTATATTCTCGGTGTCTGACGGAAAGTATACAACATATACACCTAAAAGATCGCTTGATTCTTTCATTGTGGATGGTGACTGGTCAAACAAAAAGTTATACTACGGTTTCCCGTATACCTTTGACGTTACTTTAAGTAAGTGCCTTATCAAGACAGCTAATGAATCTGGTATTGATGTTGTTGACAACGGTAAAGTACAGGTGAGAAGCTTTAAGCTTAACTACAGTCACACAGGATGTTTCAACGTTACTGTAAG